AAGGAACAGCATATACTATAGTGTTAGGTTGAAACGTCACATATCTAATACCATTAATAACTGTAGTTTGTAAATCTTTTTTAGTAAACATTAAATCACCTTGTACTACACCACGAATACCTATATTTTTTAACTCATCAAATGCAATCTTTAATTTTGTACTTAAATCACCACTAGTATCTCTGTCAATATCTTCATATGACTTATACACTTTAGGATCTTTATTAAAAATACCTTTTTTTGCAACAAAAAATTGGCCGTCATTCGGATCTATACCAGCAAAGACTGCAGGTGCACCGTCCCACTTAACAGTTACATTAGTTCTTCCTGAAATATTTCCTGCTAACATATCTCTTAATCCTCGAAGTGCAAAGATTGCTTCTCGTGCACCTGTTACACCACCATATAATACACGATCCTCAATATGAGTCATGTGTACGTTTTTTGTCGTCTTAGCTTCTACTAATTGTTTAAAACTTTTCATTAACCTTCAACTTTTGAACCTGCACGCCATTGAAAGCACGACCAGTATCTTGCTTTATATTTTGGTCCAGGGTTATCACATCTATGTCTTGCTCTAAAACTTTTTCTACGTTTAGGATCATCACGTTTAATTTCCATATTTGGATCACCAAATCCTAATTTGATTACATTACCTTTTTCATTCTTAACATATACATAAAACTTTTTCTTACCGTCATTAGAACGGAAAGGTTTATTTAATGTGACAGTTTTACCTTGATACTCAGCCTCTGTAATGTATTGTTTAAAACTTTGCATTATTTTTTCTTTGAACCTCTTACTTTAGCAGCAAGATCTTTATCAGCTCCGCCCCATGTACCAGATGATTTAGTAGTAAATGAGTTAACTCGTGCAAATGCCCACTGTTGAGGTGTAGTTCCTGGTCTGTGACCTGTTTTCCAGGCAGCCATTCCTCTGTTATACACTTGTTTTAAAACACTGTAAGGCATTCCAGTTTTTTCAGCTTTCTTACGTAGCCCTTTGATTTCTTTTTCCTGTAAACCTTTTTGGCCTTTTAAAAGTTTTTTACCTTTATTGTGATCTTCATTAACAGCTTCGTTTAATGTATCTTTTAGTGCAACAACGGCCATTCTAAGAAATTCACCATAGCTTCGATTTGCAGACTCTAGCCCGTTTAAGAATACATCAAGTGTTTCTTGTGCATCAGGATCATTATCTTTTAGCTGTCTTACATGCTCTTCAAATGCTGCCTCTGCAGAAACCATTTTTTCATATGCTTCATCTGCTAACTCTTTAAAATTAGAAAATCTGTCATTACCAACTATTTTTTCTATTTGTCGATTCACGAATCGTGAATCCATTGAAAAGCCACTTTTAAGATCAGCAATCATACCTCCAAGTGATCTTTCAACTTTAGATAAATCTCTTGTATTTTTAAATGCAAATTTTTCAACTTTATCCATATTCCTATTAAACACATTAGCTTGTTTAATTAACGATTTTGCTTCTGCTCTTTCGCGTCTACTTAATGCTTCGTTCATTTTTACTCCTTAAATATATTCTGTTGTACCTGGTAAATTCATTTTGGCATAAACACCAAATCTTGTTTTACTAAATTTTATTCCCTGTATTGTTGGATTCATATCACCGGTATATCTAGCATGATAATAAGCGGTATAGTCTCCTTTTGGCATTTCGCCGTTTCTTAATTTATGCAATGAAACAATTTCATATGCATTTCCTTTTTTTACTAATTTCATTGTACCAACATGATACTCATCAACATTGTTTATACCTGGCCGACTACCAAAATTAATACCAAATATTGATTGCATAACTACTCTTTTATCTTCAACTTTTCTAGAATATGATTCTCCTGGATACAAACCAGCAAATGCATCTTCTTGATATTCGTGTTCTTCCTGGTGATCGAGTATCATCGCGCCAATAAAATCAGAAAGTTCTTTATTACGTTTAAAAATGCCTTTAGTTGCTTGATCTGTTAGTCCACCATACTGTTGACCTGCAGCACCAACTTCTCCAGATGCTCTTAATGTTGGATCTTTGTGAGATATAAAACCTATTGGGTTTTGATTTCTATCAACAATATTAAAGTCAGATTTAGGAGTTCCTGGGGGTTGTACTATATCTGCCATTTGAACTACGCGACCTCTACCAATTCTAACAGGTAAAGCAGTTCTATTTTCTTTTTCTAAAATTTTATATAATTGATCTTGAAATTTTGCAAGATTGGCGTCCTCAGCTTTAGTTCCAGAACCTTTTCCCTTGCCACCATATTCTGTAGTTTTGAAAAAATCATGTGGATAAATTATTGTTTTGTTGGAACCATTTAATTTTCCTGATACGTTAACAGCTTGTTTTCTACCCAGTCTAGGTAACTTTTTATTTTGCATTAGCTGTTCGAATTTAGATAATTCACTCTTGTTTATGATAAACTGACCACCTTTTACAGTGTGTGCTTCACCATTTGAAATCTTTTTTAGAAATGTTTCACCGCGAGTTGGTGTTTTGACGAGTTTAGAATGTACGAGTACTTCCCACTCTATACCTTCAGATATGAAGTTTTTAAAACCTTGCATTCTCATAGTTCCCATAAATTACTAAAATGTACATCAAATCTAGTTAATTGTACACATCTATTTATAGGAAATATGCGTTTGAATTAGGTAGGATCTTCGGTAAACTTACCTTTTATATTATGTTTTTCTACCCACATAATGAATAAACCTAGTTCTCGGCCATAAGCTTCAATTTCCCATGGACAGTCCCAATAGTTGGATTCACTGTAATCTTTACCACGCCAACGTTTTGCAGTGATAGTACTTGTATGTTTAAGTTCACCACGAGTAAATTGTTTGACGTGCACCATTTCATGTGCTACTGATAATAATTTTTTACGTAATGACATAGAAGAATCAACATCCATATCAAATGTATTTAAATCATCAGTGTCTATGACTCCTGCAAATAAACCATCGGTTTCTTGTAATTTACGTTTGATAAAAATATTAACTTCTAAATTCTTTTTACGCGGTAATAGTTTATCCACACAAAAATAGGCAAGAGATGATATTAAATCGCGTTCTCTTTTTTTACCACCTGTTATATCAATATCTATCACTGTTAAACCATTCAAATAATACCATTAGTAATAATGCAAATATTAATCCCCATTTTAGTATGTCAAATAGAAATAAATGTTCCATTACTTATCCTCAGTTATATCAGCTTTTTTAACCGTTTTTTCTTTTTTAGGATCTAATTCTGAGACAGCCCATTTAGCTACTACATAAAATAATCCTTTTACTAATCTTTTTGTTTCATCATCCATAATTTATAACCTCCATTTAAATATATATGCGTATATTCATTAAGCGTTCATAAGTATCATCAGTTAATGATTCTCTAGGAATATATAGACTGAGTCCACAATTTCCTCTGTCATCTTCAAACTGACCATTTAAGCGTCTGCATATTGCTCGCAAACTATAACCACATTCTCTTATTGATTCATTATAGTTACGATATAACCTCACAAGAATATCACCGTTGTGACCTATGAAGTCAGCATTTTCTGCTATTTCTATTAATCTTTCTTCCCAATTTATTGCCATTTTATTTTCCTCTTTATCAATTTTAAAATTCTATTATGTCTTTCGGGTCCCTCCCCGTGACTCATTTCTCTCCTACCGACATCAGGCTCGGCCCTCGAAATAGGATACAAGAGTCTCATATTATTTTACCTCATTATAGCCACCCACCTATTTTACCATTTACTATTTTTAACATTTCTTCTCTGTCATAACTGTCATCCCATAATGCAGATTCCGTTTCAGAATTTAAAATCATTCTAAGATCGTGACCCGTAAGACCGGCTTCTTTAACTTTTTCCGTTAAACCCCATTTTTTAATATGTGCACCAGGAGCAAATTTAGTTTCAAGAATATGTCTGATGGTTAACCATTTTCCATATCTTTCTTTTGAGTCAAGGTGACAAATTGAAATATGATAACTATCAAATTTGTGATTAGATTCAGCTTCTATATATGTAAATCCTCTATCCATTATGCACCTACTTTCGTTAACATTGCCATTGGAATGTCGTAGACTGAAGGTCCAATTTCAACCGAAGCTCTCGTGCGTCTAACTTTTGTAACGATACCTTTAACGTATCCACCGAATTTTCTGTGGGTCAAAGATACTGTGTCGCCAACAGATAAACCTGCTTTAGACTCATTTCTTAAAGTTTTCATACGTGCATTATAAGCTTCACGTACTGTGTTTAATTCTTCTGTGCTTGCTTTCCCGATCAGGGCCGTCATTCTTGCTATTTC